CCCAAATTCATAGCTTGTTCCATATATGGATTAACTGTGTCTGTACCAGTCCATGCATCTATTCCCGACAATCTATTCGTGTGAGATAAGAAACTTTGTGCGTTACTTATTAACTCCGAAGCAGCTGTTTTCACGTTTGCCATATTAATTACACCGTTACCTGTGTTTGCAGCTATATAGATAGCGTTTGCATTTACCAAAATAGTTAACGTTACACTTTGCATTGGATTTTGATAATAGCCTTCAAAATCATTGTTTGCAATATCTTCTGCTTGCCATGGCGTGATGAATGGTGGCATACTTTCTAAATGTTCTACTGTGTCTTGTGACAATTCTTTTATATAATCATTGGGGTCATCAAAATTATAATTGAAAGAATGAAAAAGACCTGAAGGAAATTCACTGTTTGGCATATTATACTCCTACGAAAAGTGACAGTGGTAAGGTTGTTGGAAAACCATTATTACCATTGCCGTGAATGTGTGTATTAAATATTGTACTATTAATTTTATCCGACATTAAAACTGCATCCATAACACCTATCTTGGCTAACGAAAAATTGGCCAGTGCTGCATTTACTGAAACAACAGCATTCACTGATGTGAGTGCATTAATTTGACCAGGAACTGCAATTGGTGACGCTGGTGTAGGGAATCCAGCAGATACACCACCCGAGGTTGTGAAACCTGCTACTCCAGCGAAAACTCCGAGTCCAGCAGTAACTCTGGACTCAGCATTTATCATATCTGCATGGATTGAACCTCCAACGTTTAAATCCGAAGCGATTGATATGTGGTCAGCAGCACCAAGATACATGGTACCACCAAAATTTTCATCGGCCGTAATCCTTACATCTGAGTCACCTAAAATGTCTATTTCACCAACAGACCTAACATTCGTTTCACCTCTAACTTGTAAATTGTAATTACCACCAACTTGAACGTTCATATCTTTTAATACGTTAATGTTGCAATTTCCCTGAATTTCAATATTACAATCACCGCCAATCAATACGTTATTATTTGAAACAATAATTGTAAATCCATTACCATAAACTTTGTGTACTTCATCACCATTCGGATGCATTTCAATAAATGTTCCACTTCTGTGTGATAAACAAACTCTTTCTCTGGTCGGAGTGTCATCCATTTCAAATTTATGTCCAGCTTCAGTTTGCTGTACGTTATTGTATGGATATATTGGTTGGTAATAAGTATTTGCAGCAGACTCTGGTTCTGTCCACACATTCTCTATTGGGGGTGAATTAATGTCAGTCATAATTTAAGGTGTAGATTTCTTTTGTGGTGGTGGTGCAGCTAGAGCAGACACACTATCTGTTGTTGGTAATGTTGCATTGTATGTTGAAATTGTTCTATTGGCCGCAGAAACTTCCGCTGCTGAAGTTGGCACCAATAATCCTACTGTTGCGGCACCAGCAATAACAACTACTCCTGCTGCAGCAGTGCCAGCTAATTGAACCGTCTTAACGGTTTCGTTTACAACGGACTTTGCTGAACTAATTAATTCACCTAGACCACTATCAGTTCCGGCTGTCAATTCTTGCCAAAAATCTGATAAAACACTACCAATAAGTTTTAGGAATTTAGCTAAACATTGTGCTAATAGTGCTAAGAATCTAGCAGGTAGAGAACGTATCCAGTCAATAATTGCTCTAATTTTTGTGATATATGCCAATACATATTTTTCAAAATTTATAACGTCTTTTAAGAATTTCTGCACAGTTTTCAACCAACGTGCAACTTCTTTTAATTTGGCGGTAATATATGCAAACACTCCTGAGGTATCACCTAAGCCAATTGCTTTTAAAATATTACGAATTTGTTCTCTAATTGCTTGTGCTGTAGATTTGATGAACTTTTTCAAATAGATGTTTTTTCTCATCTCATCAATAAAACCACAAACGTGAGTTAATTTTTTATTGTTGTTACCTCTACTGGTGCCTGTAACAACACTTCTCGCACACATTGGTATTGTTGGTGTTCCAGGCACACGGCCGTCATTCTCCGCACCTTCTGGTGGTTTTAGATTTTCATTACCAACTATTGGTAAATCTGTTGCGGCTGGACCATTTGGTTCTACTTCATCTGCCATTTTAAATGTACTCTTGTGTTGTTTGGTCTGGTTCTTTTTCTAAACCAGGTAATACACCCATCATTACTGGTGCTTGACCGGAATCTCCATCCATGAAGAAACCTACAATCCAATCACCTAACATAGGTGCTGAAAAAGATTTTGAATTATTGATTGGATACATCGGCAAAGCCCAAGGCAAATCTTCGGTTGGTAAATCTATTTTATTGTCTGTGTGCCAACCAAAAATTCTAATTTTGCATCTGCCTAGTCCCAACGGATCACCTCTGAACTCATTGATACCGACCCACCAAATAAATCCATCTTTACCTATAAAATTGTTACTCATTCACTGCTCCCAAATATGATTGGTCTGGATATTTCAATTTTGTATTTTCTTTTGCTAATTCCAAAACAGTTTGATATGTACCTTGTGTTTGTATAATATGCCTAACAGCAGTTACAAGATATATGCCTGAAAAATATTCATCTTTTTCTCTTGTGGCTGCTGTCGGTGTGCCTTCCATGCCTAAGGAATATAACAAGATGTTAACTGTTCTTCCTGCTGTTATACTACTGTCTCCAGGTATTATTGCCTTCATCACCGTGTAATTTGACAAGGCAATTTGTGCGGTTCTATTAGGCACGTATGTCTCTATGTATATGTCTTTGGCCACACCATCCGGTTTTTGACTTATATATTCTTGGTCAATTTGATTTGCATTACTAAATGCCAGTTTCAAAGAACTTTCATACATCTGTGTTTGGTGTTTACCAAATCTATTGATTGCTGAACCTGATTGTGTATATCCTAATTCATCTTTACTAAAATTTGTAACGGTCTTTGTTCTTTTAATTGGATCAATTGAAATCAATCTGTTGGCATACATACCAGAATTTGTTGCTTCTAGAGTGTCATATGTTTTTATGAATTCATAATCCAGAATGTTAAACATATTTTCAGCTCTGTTACCATAATTCAAATCCGATGGTTGATATTTGTATGTTGCATAAGGAGTATCCGCAAACATTGATTGTATTGATTGAAAGTAAAATCCATCGTTTGTTTCATAGAATAACATATCTGCGCCGCCATTAATATCTGGCCTTGCGTATGTTGATAACCAACTTATTGCTTCAAATGGTTTCAATCTAGGTATAACAAAATCATAAACACCATATGTTTGTTGTATGTATTTAACTTTTTTAGGATTAACTTTTAATCCATTGAATTCATCTAAAAGTAAACTACTCACAATGTCGGATATTACTGTTCCTTTGAAGGATTTTGAAACCTTTAGTTGTTCGGACAAAAACAATTCTTCTGATGAAAAATACATTGTAAAAAATTCAGAGTTTTTATTGCCAGCTGGCTTTCTGTTACCAACCTTATATAATCTATATTTTCTTGAATTTTTATATTCCGATGATTGTTTTTTTGATTTCCCGTAGATAATCTCAATAAATTCTGAACCATCTAATCTAAGTTTTTCAATAATACCGACAGCATCACGCAAAACAACATTACCAGAACAAGCAAAAGAGTATATGTCTTCGAAAAAAGACAATTCAACAACTAGGTGTTTTAATTTAAATGTGTCACCATAATCGGTAATAATATCCACTGCTTCCAAGTTGAAGTCTTGTGCATATCTTGGTCCGCCTGCTGGTGCGCTATTATCTTCAGCCATATTACTTCATCAATTCCAAAAATTGCGATTCTAGTTTATCTGCATACGCTTTATTTAATATTTTTATGTTTCTTTTTGACTCGTTTAAAGAATTTTCATATTCATAATTTGTGACTACACCTTTTACAACATTTACCCTAATTGTTTCTGAACCCAATGTATATGTTGTTGTTGTATTAGATTGCAAACTGTTATAAATTTCTTGTGAAATTGTTTCAGTCTCAATAGTTGTTGTGTTTGTGTTTATATTTGTTTTTGTGGTAACTCTTTCATAATGATGTGTAGAATTTAAATTACCAGTATTATATTTGTTTAAAATATATTTTTGAAATTTATTTGAACTTAATGGCCAGTCCCATTGTGGGTCATTTAATTGGTTACAATATAAAACAATCCAGAAACGATTAACATCTCCATAATATTTGTAAGCAATGATTTCAGGAGTATCACCATCTTGTACATCATAACTATAATAAACTAGAGCATTATTTAATACACTTGGTATTACACTTGCTCTTGCCATCAAATTTGTATAGATTGTGGCAACGTTGTTTTGGTCCACATATTTTATTTTTGGTAAAGAATTAAAGTATTGCATTAGTATCCTGCCTCGATTGATGCTCTGTCGACCAAGATAATTTCTTTAAATGTGATGTTCACAATACTTTGTACCGGTGCACCATCTGTGTGTGTTGTCCATCCATTTGGTGCATAGTTTACATCAATTGATTCAACCACACATTTTTGTAATCTTGGTAGATTTGGATTTGTTTTGCCTTGAAAACGGAAATCAATGTCAAAATAAGCAGGCGGCACCCAAAACATACCTGCAAAAGCAGTTGATGCAGCTGGTGCAGCCCACTTTCTAAACATTTTGATAATTTGTTTAACATCTTCAGCCTCTTTTGCTGAGTACGGTGTAAATGTGAATGACATATCAAATGTTCTAAAGTCAATACCTTGAAACAACATTTGTTTCTGTGGATTGAAAATGTAACCAGCTTTGTTCAATATAACTTTTGATGCATCGTTGTTTACCACATCTGTAAATTTACTAACAACTCTACCTAAAAGTGGTATTGCACCGGCAGCTGATGCTAATGTTGTACTATCATCATAAGATGCAGCAGAACTTAAAGAGAAATTTTCTGGCATGTATAGAGATATGTAACCGACTGGTGTTCCTTTTTTCTCACTAAAAAAGTTTGTAACACCAGCAATTTTTCCAGCTATACTATCAAGTGCTTTAAAACCTGCGTTTAATGTGCCAGTTGCGGCTGCTCTACCGGCTCCTTGAGGATCATCAACAACTTTTGTTACACCGTCTTTAACGGTTGATGTGAAACTAGTCCATGTGCTGCTTAATGAATCAGCCGAGAGACCGTTAATTGCATCTAGACCTTGTCCTGCAGCGTCAAATCCCATGTCCACGAAATTTCTATTTAAAACATATATACCATCTAAACCAATTTCTTTAACTTCTTCGATTGTAAAGAATACTGAATGTGATTTAGTGGAACTACCTAAGTCTCTTGGATATTGTACAAAGTCCAGTCCTCCACTTTCAT